GCTTTAAATTTACAAGTCTATTGTTAATCTCATAAATCTTTTCGCCTTGTACACCATCAGTAACTCCGTTAATGATGTTGTTTAGAACCGTTAAAGGTTTCTTTTTTTCTGTTAATCTTTGTTCTTGCAATTTTTTTGCTTCATCTATTATTTCATTTAAAGTTAATACTCCTTCTTTTAACTGTGGGAAGTGTTGCAGCAATGTTTTTAACCCTAACCCTTTAATCCCTTTTATCACATCTGATGTGTCGCCAATCATTGTTTTTATTAGGGCAGCATTTTCGACATGATAACTAAAGTACGAAGAAAAGTTGTTAATATCAACATAATTCTTAATATGTAGAAAATAAATTTTAATATCTTCGTTGATTAGTTGAGCCATATCTGTATCGTTCGTACAAATAGTGATTTTTTCATTTGGTTCTTTATTAAGACAATAATATGCTATTAGGTCATCACCTTCAATATAGTCATAGTTAAATTGCCTCACATAAAATTCATTTAAGTAAGACCAGATTTTTTGTAATTGTATTGCTTGTTCTTCGTCAATAGACTCTGTTAGATTAACGAAATCTTTGTTTCTGTTACTCTTGTATGGCTCGTATATTTTAAACCTTTCTAAGCCGCTTAATTTACCATCCCAAAATATATAGACTTGATGGTATAAATCTTCCACTAGCATTTTTCTAACTAGTGTGATAAACTGGTATAAAGCTCCAACAAATTCTCCTTTGTCGTTGTATTCATCTTTGGCACCAGCAAATGCTCTTTTGAAAAGAGCATTGCCATCTACCAATAATGTATTTTTTATTTTTTTTAACGCTTCACCATTTCTTGGTGGTCTTTTATTCACAGCATAAATTTTAATTGTTAAACAATTGATTAAGCAGACATATCTTCTCTGCTCAACCCTATCTCTTCGGTTTGGATTTCAAAATCACCATAACCCATATCTAAATGACTACCCAAGAAATCTTTGTATTCTTTTTTGTATTCATCAATTTTATTTGGGTTCCAATAACCGTGTGGTGTTGACGCAATAGTTCCTTTTTGTTCCACACCATTAACTTGGTTTTTCTCACATCTGATTCTAGTTACAACACCAAACTGATATTCACTACCTTTGTTTACTGCTTTTAATTTATCTGTTGAGTGAGTTAAGATACCACCAAAATGGAATATCATTCTAGGTGAGTAGAAAAACGCTTCACCACCTTTGTGTTTAATAACTTTATTTTCGTTATCTAACCAAATTTGCTGCACAACAGCAAAACTTGCTGTGTAGGTTGAATCTTCACGTCTAGAAGCTGGAATTCTATAGTTTATTAACGATTTGAAACATGTCGCTAATGCACCAGCTGTCCATTGGTTGTTAGTAGTTTTAGATGTCGCACCTTTGAAACAGTTAATTGAACCAACTGAATCCCAAAAGAAAGCTACGTTTCTAGGTAGTGTACCTTCTTGTTGTGCATCCATCATAGTATTCATGTGAAATGAAATGTCTTCAACCACTGGTTCATACCTTAATGGTTTAGTCATCATTTTACTATGTTGGTGGTCGTAAGTAGAATACATTCTTAATAAGTCTGGTCCTTGTAAAAATATGAAGTCACCAACATAATTTACTTCACCAGTTTCTTCATCAACTGTTTCTTCAAATTCAACACCAATGTTTTTAGCGTGTGTCCAGTTCCAGTTACCTTCAGTTTCATAAATAATAGGTAAAATACCTAATTTTTGACAACCAGCGATAGCTTCATATATAGCAGTTGATTTACCAGTATTTGAATAACCTCTAAAACTAGTAAAATAACCGATTGGAATCCCAGGTACCTTAACAGCATCATGAAAAGCTTCAGACAATGGAATCCATGCCAATTCTTTTTCTCTTATTTGAAAATCTAATCCTTGTGATTTTTTAAATGCACTTAAATCAAATTCTTTTTTTTCTATAGGACTTTTTGTAGGTTTTTTAGCCATTACTTTTAATTTTTAATACTTTATTATTTTAGAACAAAAAAGAGGTTCGAAAACCTCTTTTTAATTCTTTGTTTACCTTAGAAAGGTAAATCATAATCATCTTCTTCAGATGTTGCAGCAGTTTCATTAACAACTGGTTCAGCTTTAGTTGTAGAAGCACTTTGGATATTAGCTTTTACATTTTCAACTCCCATTGTTAATTCTTGTTCCATTTTTGAATCTTCAGAGGATGCATTGTTTTTCAAAGTTTCTTTGTCAACAAATTTTTTCTCATCTTTATCCCATACTGGAATACCACCTTTAACAATGATTTCTAAATATTCATAAGATTTTACTGAATATACATCTTCCCAAGTTCTTGAGTCAGATAACCATTCTTCTTTGATTTCATTATCAGTGTGTAATGGTGTTGCATCCATTGAAACGATTGCTGATACTACTGGAATGTTGTTTTGATTTCTATTAATTGTAATAGCTAAATCTCTACCATTTTCTGGGTCTGTAAAATTACGGTTAGTTTTTAACGCTGTTAAAACTCCATGAATTTTATCATAAACACCCTCTTTACGATAATCATGATTAAATCTCCAGAACTTAACTCCTTCGTCTTCACGTTCTCTGTCAATTACTTTAACAACATACATTTGACGTGCTTTGTATTTTTTAGCTAATTCTTTGTCAGATTCTTTACCAGTTGCTCTTAACGCATCGTAAGCTTCGCAAAATGGACATGGTTCGTTTTTCTCATGTTTTAAACATGCAAAAGTTTTGTACTCACCGTCAATTAAGACTTTGTGACCATGTACTTCTACGAATGGAGAAGAACCATCTTGTGTAGGTAAAATTCTGATTTCTTTAACTGCACTTTTTACACCTTCTTTGATGTAAGTGTTGAAATAATTTTTAAGGTCGTAAACCTTTTCAGCCTTTTTTTCGAACTTAGGCGAATTGTTCTTTTCGTACTGTGCTAACATTTCTGATAGCGTGTCTTTTTGATTACTCATTTTTACTCTTTTTTTTTTACTGTTATTACTTATTTATTTTACTTTTAAAATCTAAATTAAATATACTTCAAAATTTGAAAAAGTCAAGTATCTGAAACATAAATTTTATTGTTTCTAATATACTACACTAATTAACTAAATGCAAATTTTTTTAAAACAAAATAAAAAAAAATCCTCAGTTAAGAGGATTTAATTTATTTAATATCTTCTTCATCGTAGTCGTTAAAACTATTTTTGATGTCTTCATCACTGAATTCATCAACATCTTTTTGTGTTAAAACGTATTCTTTTTCTTTTTCATCTTGTTCGTCTTTATCTTCCCAATATTCACTTATAGGTATATTGAAAGGAAACCCTTTTAAAGAAATTAATTGTTGTCTTTCAACTGGAGTTGGATTTCTTTTTTTGAACTCTAATTCTAATTCGCTAATTTTATTACCCAATGCATCCATGTTTGAAATTCTAGATTCTAAATCATCTAATTTCTTTAATAATGTTTCAGCGTTAGAGTTAGCTGCTTCTGCTGCGGCTTTAGCTTCTTCAGTTCCTTTTACAATAGATGTTACATCAATTTCAACTTCATCACCAGCTGGTGCTGGTTCTTCAACTGGTGGTATCTCTGAATCTTCAACTGGAGGCATTTCTGCGTCATCAACTGGAGGCATCTCTGTATCATCAACTGGTGGTACTTCTGTATCGTCAACTGGTGGAGCTTGTGGGTCTTCAGTAGGTACATCAGTATCATCAACTGGGATATCAGTTTCTAGGTCTTCATCAGCTTCACTTACGTAAGATTCATCACCTAAAATAATAGGTTTATCTAATTCTGAACCATATACTTTTTCGTCTTCACCCATATAAAAAGAATATTCAGATAATAATCTGAATTTTTTAAGTTCTTCTTTTAATAACTCTGGGTTTAATTTATTTTTTTTCTTCATCATCTTATTAGAATAATAATTGTCTGCCGTCTTCTGTTATTATTTTTTTGTTGATACGTTCAACTAAACTTTTATCTCCTTTGATTACGCATACACCAGAACTACAGTCCATATTTGGGTCGTTTCCTTGATTTAAATAAGCATCTAATGATGTATTTAAATTTTTTTCATTATCGTTTTGTTTATTATTTGTTTCCATACACAATTATTTAATCAATTGTTATTATATATTATAAATATCAAATAAAACTAAAAAATACGTGTTATGTTTAAAAACGTTAATTTATTATTATTTGTTAAGATGAATTTATCTTTGTAGTCGTCCCAGTTTATTTTAATAGATTTATAGTCTATGTTGCCAATAGAATTAGGGTTTGTTTCTTCGATTAATTTGTTTAAAGCATTTATTGTATAGATAGTACTACCTTTTTTATGTATTGGTAACGCACTTGGAAATAAGTTTTTTAAATCTAATGGTTTATCATCAGTTAGGGTTATCTTA